CCTAGCGATAGCTCACGCGCCTTTTTGCCGACTACCTTAAGAATCGTGTCCTTATTCGTGACACTAAAGGTAATGCCGACGTTCCCGCCGTCTACCCGCACGTTATCGCCTGTAAAGCCAACGCTGTATTTTTGCGCGTTGTCAACGTTCAGCATCTCAAGGGGATGCTCGTCAGTGACGGGCTTAAGGCGCAAGGTGAGCAAAGAGTCTTGATTTAAAACGTCGTCAGGGTGTCGCAGTTGACGCTGTACGCTACCGTCGGGCATCTGGTAAACGAATACCCCTGTGCGCGTCGCGATAGCCTCCCCTGACAAATAGCCCTCGGGTGTCAGAGTGGCTTTAAATTCGGCTTTATCCACAACAAACATAGGTTTACCCCGCCACACGCTACAATGCGCTTTACCTTAGTTTAATACTTGTCAACTCTCAATTCGTTAGACGTCAATAATTGAAGCACTGGTGCATCTGCAACGTATCGGAAGGCCAGGGTGACTCTCTACCCCGCCAATGCTCGCGCGTGACTTCCAGACCGTGTCTTCTACGCTGTCTTTATACACGGTCGCGTCGTCCCATCGGCATATTTTGCCATCCATTGCGCGGTGCGAAGGTCTCACGCGCTCATCCCGCCCACTAAACCATTGATAGGTAGGAAGGTCTAACCGTTCGGCTTCTGCCTTGTTTAACGCCCCTGATAGATTGCCTACCTCGTTTCGTGCAATGAGCTTTGCACGTCTACGCGTCATAGGCACACGGTCGCGAATGTCGGCCTCTATCTCGCTTAAGCCTAGGCCTTGGCTAAAGCCTCGCGTGATGATGCCACTAATTGCCTCGGTCTCATCACGGCGCATGTTGCCAATGAGCTTAACATTCTCAATGCTCCACGCTCTAAGGATGTCCTGCGTTCTTTCTTGACCACGGGAACCGCGTATGCCTTGGAACAGGGATTGCGGGCTTACTTGACGCTCTAACACGGCGGCGGTTGCAGCTGCAAGCTCAATCCTGCTAAACAGTTGAAGCTGTACGGCCTCCTCCTCTACCCTTGCACGGTCTGTATTTTCAAAGCTATTCCCGTAAGCCTCCAACGCCTGCATGAGGATGAGAATGTCCAAGCTATAGCTATCGCGATTCGCACCATCAAAGTTGCGTGTGTAGATCATTGCAAGCCGTGGGAGGATGGTCTGCTTGATGTAGTCGTGATAAAGCTTAAGCGTCGCAAGTAGGAAGGCCTGATACCGCCTCGCACGGTTTTCAGGAAAGCGGGTTTTAATCGTTTTCATTGACGGCCTCCACTGGCGCAATCGGCTCCACAGGCTCAACCGTCTCGCGCCCTTCCATGAACGTGCTTAACGATTCCTCGTTATAGCCAAGTTCCGTACTAAACCCGCCGTCATGACGCGCGTGGAACAAGTATTCAGGGTCAACGGCTTGCATATCCACCGCATAGATTTTATCCGCCTGTGCGGACTTCAAGCGCACCTCTGCTAACTCCAACTCACTCATCGGATGGAGGCTAGGCCATTCCCACTCAAACGCATCGGGCTTATCCGTCCAAAGGGTCTGAATCTCAAGTAGCTGAACAATGCGGTTAATCACAGGCTCAAGCTCAAGGGTCTGGTATCGCTCAACGTTTTTATACCATACATCCGCGTCACCGTCCCCTGTCGCGTTCATGCCTTGAGGGGAGCGTCCAAAGAGCTTAGTCATCGGTATGCCTGAATCGGCGCACAATAGCTCCATCTCTTTATCCACCAGCTCGGCATAACCCCCCACGCTTGCATACTCTCGAATGAACTCCTCTTGATCTGCGTCGATAAATATTCCATTAGTGTTTGATTTTGACACCTGCATGTCGTTGACGCGCTTCGCTATGCTTGCCTCGTTACCTTCTGCGTACGCTGCGAATAGACCCTTGAGCTTGAATACCGTAAGGCTAAACTCCTTCATGACACTAGGGATAAAGCCTTGCGCCGTCATGTAGTTGAGGAATCCTTGATACGCCGCTTGTAGCGCGCTCGCATGCCAGTCTTGGTTATGTTGTCTCATCTGCCTAGGCAAATAGTCGCCATCCATGCGAATCACACGGCTATGATGCACGATGAGGGGTGTGCCGATGCGTGGCCTAATGGTGTACTGCATGATCTCGCCATAGGTGTCACTCGTGGGGTTGTTGTCAAAGTCGGTGTTGAGGACTTGCACCTCCCACCTGTCAAAGACAACCAGCTTATCAACGCGCTGAAGGTTGTTCTCATTCAACGGCATAGCCATATCCTCGATACCGTCCTGCGTAATCATGAGCATGATTGCCCCGCCGTGGAGCCTTGATAACCGTGCCAACTCGCCTACCTTTTTAAACATGTCCAAGCGGGTGAACTCATCGTAAAGCTTAGCGTCGGACTCTACGCGGTTGCCTAGCGCGTCGTCTACAATCAAGTCCACAATACGGCGAGCAATGCCGCTTGATGAGTACGCCCCCTCAAGTTCAACCTGCGTCAAGAGCTTGTTTGCTGTGAAGACTGTGCTTACCGCTGAATCGCGTCCACGCATCCCCAACCCTGTAAGGATGTTTTGCGCACCGTCGCGGTTGATCTTGGCCACAGGGGGCGTAGCGTCCTGCTTACGTCGTTTACTCATTACCATCTCCTTTAGAATATATCTGTAAATGAAAGCTGTCTTGAAATGACTGGCTCAATGCCGTAACGTATAGCGTCAATCGCGTGGTTGTTGGAGTCTATCGTATCGGTCAAGACATCATTCGTGCGCTTGTCAACCTTGAAGCTATACAGCTGATGCTCCTTCATGGTCTCGGGGCATCGGGGATGGATGACAATGCGGTCATAGTTCCGCATGTGCGTAATGCCGTCTTGAACGCTTCCCGCCCACTTTCTTACGCTAATAATGCCCATCAACCCATGACGCTTGATATAGCTAATGGATTCAGGGCGTGAGCAATCGGCGCGTATCGTGGCGTTTTGGATTTCAGGCATCCTCGCCATAATAAAGGCAACCGTATCATCAAGCTCAAGCCCAACCTTCACCGCCTCTTTCTCAATGTAGAGCGTGTTGTCATGGATGTAGACCTTAACGCAAGCCGTGGGGTCTTGGCTAAAGCCGAAGTCAAGCCCGTAAAGGGGAGCATCCCAATCATCGGTGGGGGTGAACTCTCGCACTTCCCACTTGTCTTTGAATATTTGCGCATCCGTATTCTTGACGCATTGCCCCTCCCACACGTTCATATAGCCGTCGGGGTCTACCCTCGCCTTGTGGAGGCGTTCCTTTTCCAATTGGCTAGGCTTCGTTTTGTCGGGGTTAAAAAAGGGATTCTCGCTATAGTTGATCTGCATTCGTAAGCAGTCATCACGCTCATGCACAATAAAGTCATTGTAGACGGGGTCTGACTGCAAGAGCGGGTTAAGCGTGTAGTACGCCTTAATGTCCTCCACTGAACCGATAAAGCCCACCTCGGGGCGCATGGTAGGGATGAGGATGTCCAAGCTCTCACGGCTAATGGTTTGCGCCTCCTCCACCCACACCCGTTGCAAGGCGGGGATACCCTTCACGCTTTCAGGATTACGCGAGATGCCACGAAAAAAGAACCTGCTTCCATTCAAGCCCACCACATGGTTTTTTGTAGACTTGTAGAACCACTCTAAGCCCATGCGTTTAATGCGCATCTCTAATAGGGGGAGGACGCTATCCTGTATAGAGTTCTGGAACTCCCTTGCACACAAGACGTTGAGCGGTGTTTGAAACGCCTCCTCAATGAGTCTATCAGCCACGGCGTAGGACTTGCCTCCCCCACGGCCTCCATAGATCACCGTATGCGCCCACGGCTCCTCTAATCGCTCCGCCCATGACGGCGTGATGATATTAACCTTCATCGACATCGCTCACGGATACGTATTGCTTGTTAATGGTGTGCTGGCCGTACACGTTGATGTTCTGCTCAATTGGCGCGTTATAGCCGTGCATGTCATTTAAGACCTTGACGCTTGCAATGATGTCCGCATCCTTGGCTGGCATTGTGCATTTTTCTTGGTCTAACTTCCTAAGGACAATCTCCTTTAGGACTTTCACGCTTTCAGACCGCAACCACAGGCATTCGTTGGCTAGCACACGCTTCAATTCCTGCATCCTTAGTTGAACCTTAGGAACCTTAAGAAGCCTACAGCTAGCGACTTGTACGCATTCTTTTTTCCACGTGGCGGTATGCGGATATGCTTTTCTATACGCCTCTGTGGCGGTTTGTTCAGTTA